CATATTCCTCAGGCTGAACTTAGGAAGCAAGGGCTCAGATATACCTACACATTCTTTAATCTCTCGAGACTGATCAAGCCACCAATCAGTGGTGCCCATACGATGCCTAGATTCCACAGGGAACACAGGATCAGTCACAAGCAACACGTTGTGAAAACAATCAACGATCCTCAAACGTGAGCCAGGAATCGTAGGAAACTCAAGAACAAACTCTCTCGCCGTTACGTAGTCTTTGAATACTGCAACAGTGAAGTAAGCATCCTTCTGTTTGTAGCTCTTGAGCTGAACAGCCACTACATCGCTGTTGTAAGCATCAGTAGGAAAGCTCAGGTAGTAAGTGTCGAGGCTAAGGATCTCAGCCATGGTTGGAGTTGGTAAGGAAAGGAAAGGATCAAGCGCTTTGTTCGCCTGACAGAGCCAAGGTAGACGCTGCAGGACTGCTAGCAAGGGTTCTGTTGTAAAGCGTTACAAGGCTCTCAGAGGGCTCTAAAAGACCCTGCAACAGGCCTCTAAGCAGTCCTGAGGGTGAAGGTACCGGAGAGGCTTTAAAAGGTCTTAAAGAGGCTGTTAGTTGTGGCATCGTGCGCGTGTGTATGTATGCGCATAGACGCATAACAATGCCTGCCTAACAACATCTCACTACCGTTATGTCGCCACAAAACAGCAGCGGCATACTATTAAGCCGCCATTAAAGGCCCTGGAGGGGGGTTGGGCGGCGGGTCAGAACGCTAACTAGGGCTCAAAAATCCGAAGCAAAAACCTTTCAGACCTCTCAAATAAAAAAAGAGGGCCTTTTTAAGACCCTTTAAAACCCTCTGACAGGCCTCCAGAAGGCCCTACAACACCCCTCTCGTTACTTCTTAGACCTGTTGTAGCTCTTAGAGGTCACAGAGAGGTTAGAGAGCCTGTTGTCACGGGGGTTACCGTTCTTGTGATCTACGTCTTTACCCTTGACTGCGTAACCAGCCTTTACAGCTTTACGTCGAGCTTTGTTACGGCTTGACCTGTTTTTACGCTGTTCTGGTTTGGAGTGGTAATTGTCGTATTCCTTACGGTAGTTACGTTCGGCCATTAGAGCCAATCAAGAGCTTTACCAATAGTAGGAAATTGTTTGTTAAAGATTTCTTTTGCTTGTTGAGCTATTTGCATATGTTCCAGTTGAGTCCCATTTTGAGACCGTAGATCAATGTAATGAATCCAACTACGAACAGAACCAGCCATATACATCCTGGTTGGTGTAGCTAGGGGTAGGACTTCTCTGGCACACTCTTTAGCCACACCACTGCTTACCATCTCTCGGTAGATGTCTTGAGCTTCTTCAAAGTGCTGAGCTATACGACGGTAAAAGATCTGAGTCTTTGTTGTATCTAGATCGTCAATACTGTTTTGTCTGTTGGTTTGATCTTGTCTACGGAGATGAGGTAGCTGGATTGAAGTAGTTAGTTCTTTGATATCTGCATATCTTTGACTGAATTCTTGAAAGCTAAAGCTTCTGTGTCGAAGGATCTGTGCTGCTACTGCTCTTGTTGTGTTGATCTCCAACACCATATGAACCATTTCAAAAGGAGACCAATGTTTGTGGTTAATAAGGTATTTAAGAAGTCTGTCGTTGTTGGTACCTAGTTCTTGGTTAACTGGGTTACTGACCCTTGCCATATAAACAATTAAATCCTCTGCATCTGGTGTAACGGTAACCAGCTTGACACTAGACATACCAAGGAGCTTTTAAAAGGCCTATAGACAGTACCATATGGGCCTCTTTAAGAGGCTCTTTAAATGGCAGCAGTAAAAGACCTTCTTAATATTTGTATAAGACAGCGTAATACCCTATAACAAAAAGTTATTTATCTTTACTACCGTAAAAGACCTCTTTAAAAAAGACTCTTTAAAAGCTCTTTAATATGCACTCTAAGCACCCCTGTCAAGAGGGTCTACGAGCGTAACCACCCTGAGAGGTAGCGGGTAGCGGAGCGATTAGCGATGGCTTTCAGATTGCACAGGCACGGGGTTAACGCTGTCAGTACCAAGGGTAAGCAGCAGAGGATCTACCCCCTGTAAATCAGCATCGCTCTGAGAGGCCCCTAGAAGCCCCAGGAAGGCCCCTCTAAGCCGTTTTAGGTGTCAGGGTAGCCAAACGACTTTTTAAACGCTCTGAGAGCCTCCTACAGCCTTTTAGAGCTCTTCAAACCAACTAGCGGATCCTGAAGTGGCGTAGAGAGCTTTTTGAAGGTCCTCTAGGGATGAGGCGTAACCAAGGGCATCGATCTTGACACCACCATCTCCTTGGATAAACTTCCGTTCCAGTTCCCACTGTTCAGCTTCACGAGCAGCAATAGCTTTCTGTTCAGTGACAGCCATCGACTCCGTAAAGTATTGAACAGCCATTGCCAACGCATCGAGTCTGTCGTCATGCCGGAGACTGTTTTTCTCTTTGGTAATCCTCGTGAGTTGAAAGAAGAGTTGATATTGGCTGCGGACTTCGCTTGGATAGCTTTCCGTGGAGGCGAGGTCTTCAAGGATTACGTCAGTGTCAACCATGAGCCGGTGTTGGTTAAGGACAGGCTCAAGGGTTTCGATGATGCGGAGTTCCTTTTGCTTTGTGTGTCGAACCTCTTCAACGCTGCAGGGGTAAATCGTGCCGAGGTATCTCTTGAGCAACTCAGAGAACATCCCGAGGCCGAGGTTGCTTTCAACAAGTATTTGCTTGACCTTGAACTCTTTAGCGATAAGAGCCAGCTTTTTAAGGTTCGGTTCGCTGTAACCTCCCCTAAGGCCACCGCTAGCGAGAAGGAAAAGGTTACCGTTCAGGTAGCTAACTACAGCGTATCCAAGCTCGTCGCTGCCGCGTCCAGAAGGGTCAACGGCCATGACAACCCCGGTGTATTCAAGAAATTCATCCCCTATTTGAGCCGGTTTGTAGAAAAGGTCACCATGAAGCCCAACCGATGGAAGGTCTAGGGCTTTATCGCCATTAGCCATCCACACGACCTTATTAGGACCGTTTTCACGGTTCAGGCGGAACACACAAAGGTCTCTGAGCTTGAGAGGAAACTTTTCCTCATCACTCAGGCTGATGTCTAAGAGGAACTGAAGGTTGAACGTTGAACGACCGATAGAAATCTGGCGAGCTTCTAATTCGTTCCAACCAAAACGATCTGGATCAACTGGTTGACCTGCAAGGCTTGGATCAGCTTCAAGATCAGCCTGAATTTTGGGAGCTAGTCGATTGCCGTAATAGTTCTTAAGCTTTTTACCAGTGGGATACAGAGCAGGCCAAATACGAACCTCGTAACCAGAGGTTTCAAGTTTTGCGTAAATGCTGTCTTGAGTGTGTGGTGTACCTAGGTAGATAATTTCACCGCCAGGTTTAAGGATTGAGTCGTATTCCTTAATGACTTGACGTAGCTTGTCTCGAATTAGTTGGCTTTCACAGGTTTGAGGTGTTTCAGCATCATCAACAATGATCACGTCTGCTCGGCTACCAGTTACCTGACCAAACACACCGCTAGAGCGCACAGACGGTGTTTGATCTGGAATAGCTCCGTAAACGTCAAAAGCAACCTTACTAAAACGTTGAGTGTCACTAGGAAACAAATCCTTGACCATCCAATAGTTTCTAAGCAAGTCGTGACAAAACACTGAAAAAGCGTCTGCTCGATCTTGTGCTGCAGAAATCACAAGAATTTTGCAATTAGGGTCTTTTCTTAGTCGCCACAAGGCGTAGCCAGCTGTCATATAGCTTTTACCGCAACCCCGGTAAGCCATGATGATTCGACGATCAGGGCCATGTTGCAGGTAGTCAGCAATCTGAAGCTGTACTGGTGTTGGTTCAGGTAGCCGAAGATATTTCCAGAGGTATGTAGCAAAAACTGGATATGACTCAATAGCAGCAAGAATCTTTGTGTCTAAACCTTTATTCGCCATACGATAAAATTTGTGGGTTAGCGATCTTGCCGGATCCTAACCCTGACCCCTAACCGACTAGAGGCATCATGAGTTTAGAGCAGAAGCGCTGCACCAAGTGTGGCGTTATTAAAGAGCTGTCGGCTTTTAACAACGACAAAGTAACTAAAGACGGTAAGGCTTATCAATGCAAAACCTGCGCCAAGTTATCTCCAGAAAAGAAGCGAGAAGCAACGCTTAAACATAGGTACGGTATTACACCAAAAATTTACGACCAGCTAGCGGCCAACCAATTAAATCGGTGCGCTTTGTGCAGTACTGATGTTCCTGGTGGGTCCCGTAAAAACTTTTTAGTAGACCACAACCACGAAACAAGAGAAGTGCGTGGTCTACTTTGCTACAGCTGTAACAACGGTTTAGGAATGTTTAAAGATTCACCAAAACTCCTTAAACGCGCTATTCAGTATCTTGAAGAGAACGGTCACTATGGGGTTTGGTCTGATGCTTGACTGCCCATTTAAACATTTGAGAAAGGTTGTTTTGCAGAATTACGGTCATTTTTAAAAACTCAAACAACATATTTTCCAGATCTTCTCGTGAAGCATTTGGAATGTCCCGTTTAACTCGCTCTAAACGTAGCTGCTGTTCTAGGGATAACTCGAAACAGGGCATAGGAGGCAGTTCATCCATTTTTCAATTTGTGTAGCTCGTTCCTCACAATAGTCAGGCGTACCCTTAAACCAAGTTTTCCAATAAAAACTTCCTTTTTCGTGGTTACACCGCCTACAAGCTGGAACCAAATTTGTTGCTAAATCTTCACCACCCTTAGTTTTTGGATGAATGTGATCCAGTGTCAGCTGATCATCCTTAACACCGCAATAAGCACACTGACAACCAAACGCTTCTTTAATCGACTGTCTCCATTGTTTTACTGCTTCACGACGCTGGAGGGCTTGAAGATTTGCCATAGCAGCCTCTGATGTCAGATAGACAAAGCCCCCGGATGGCGAACGAATCACCATACCGAGGGCTCTGCTTGGTACATATAGGAAGGTTTAGTTCCTAAGCACCAATATAAGACCGGACCTTCTTGATATCGACTTCTGGCAAAGCAGAAATCATCTCAGAAATAGCCGACATATCACCACCGTTAAGAGCGGTAATACCTTGGTCTTTCAGGAACTTAATAGCGTTTGCCAAGTCAGAAGCTTTTACATCCTCACGATTGAGTTGATCAATCAGTTTGGTAGCAACCAAACGGTGAAGGCTATAAAGATCGTCTTCCGAGGCAAGTCCTTCAGTCTTATTTAGAGACTTTTTTGGAGCGGCTGCCATAAATTACACGGAACAGTTTCAACCCCAATTGTACGAGGCTGTTTTCCTTGAGACGGGACACAGCAATCAGTTCAGAAGCTGCAAAAGCACTAAGCCATAAAGCGGCTTGCACATGGGGATCAGAGAAGTCCATAAAGATACCTAGCTAGGTTTCTTGATCAAAATAGCCCAGCCAGAGTTAGGCCCCTCAACAAGCCATCTTTTGTTCCAATTCTTCTGGCTGTAAGCAACACCTTCACCTTTTGTGTGATTGACATAACCACCACGGACCATATCAGCCTCACCATTTGGGTCATGGTGAATCCAAGCGCCTTCTGTAAAACCAATCACCACGCTGTAGTGTCCAGAGCCGCTAGGAGCCCCTACAGGGCCTTTGTGGAGCCAACCGGCTACTACAGGCCGACCAGCCTCTAACTCGCGTCTGAGGAGCTCTGGGGAGCCGTTCTGGATGAATTTAGCGTCCAGTCCAAGGTGCCTGAGGGTTTTAAGCTGAGCATCAGCGGAAGTGGAATCACAATATCGAGCACGGATCTTGTTGTACTCGTTATCTGTTTTTACCTTGCCGTAGTAGTCAGCAACCATTGCACAACTAGAACTAAAACACTCTCGATAACCAGTAGGTCCGTTATCCAGTTGGTACTCATAAGGCACCTTTAGCAGCACACCTGTTTGCTGCAATTGAGGTTTCTTTGTTTGACGATTGACGATGGAAATTAGTTTGTTCGCATACCGAGGATCCGTAGCATACCCCTGAGCTTGTAGCTGCTGAGCGGCTTCTGCTGCTGTTTTAGCGTTATTTACTCCTTTGTATTGTTTGTAATCTTTGTACCACCGAGTAACGAGGTATTCAACGCACTCCTTAAGAGAAGAGAAATTAAGAAAGCCGTCACGAACAGAAACAGGTACCCCATTGACATACTCCGTTGTTGAAACAGTTGTCCCTTTACCTTTTAAACCAAAGTAATTATGTACGCCAGATGTATGTTGACCCCAATTACTTTCCAAAGCCCACTGAGCAGCAACTAGCTCTGGATACTTTGCTCCAGCCTCACGAGCAAGTTGTTCTACACCGTCCCACGACCCGTTACTAGGGATATTGTTCTTAGGACCAGATCTCCACAAATCAGAAAACTTTGCCAAGGTCCCTGGAGGAATTTGATCCTGCAGGAAATCCAAAGCAAAGTTTTGATGTTCTTGATTGTTGTAATACTTAGCTACGTCACGAAGAGAGATGTCCGCCATTAAGCAAGATCCGGTCGAGTTTTTCGTCGATGTGTTGGATCTGTTTATCGATCCGGTCCATCATCGGCATGAGCTCGTCCTTTCTAACAAACTCTTTGTGAATCGTCATCTCAACAGTGTCGATGCGGCGGTCAAGCTCCATATGCCTTCTGTGAGACCAAGCAAACACACCACCACCGACACTGGCAGCGCCTAAAACAAGGGACAAGAGAAACGACGGATCCATAATTAAGCACCTTGTAAACGCTGCTTAAGGCGCTGTTGTTTTTGGCGAACTTGCTGACCTTGAGGTGTTTTGTAATACTCAAGCATTAAACGTTTTGCTTTTGCATTATCCGCAGCATCCCAGCCCGGATCATCATCAGCAGGACGTACTAACTGAAAGCTAGGACTACCAGCAATTTTGGTGTCCTTAGATTTCTTCATCCCGTAACCGCTTTTGCTTTTCATTTCTTAGGCACGCAGTTGGGAACAGTCTTAGCACCTTTCTTCTTGGTACCAACCATTTCGTAACCTTTCCAGCAGGGTCCCTTAGCCATAAAAGTTAAGTATTACTTTCTAACTATATTAAAGACTCCCCATGCAGTCGCTCACGCGCTGACACTGCTCTAGCCAAGGGGTGGTGGCGAGTAACGCTCCATGCTCCAAATAGATTACATAGAACTACAACCAGGTCAGTTGGCTGCTACAGGAGCCTAGCAGGCCGTTTATTCGCCCTTCATTTTGGTGGTGTACTTACGACCTTTCCAGCTAAACGTTTCAACGCCAGCCTTACGAGCTGCTGCAAACGCATCATCAAACGAGCTGTTCTCCCGTCCTTTGTTGCCTTCACGAGCCATACGTTCCTGACGGCTAAACTCACGACCTTGAGTGCGCTGAGCTTCTACTCGACGGCTCTCAGAGGCTGGTAAAGAGCCTTTAGCAGGACGAGCCCTCATGACCTCTGCAACGATGGCTAGAGGGATCCCTAGACGGCCTACACCACGGCTTTGACCTTGAGCTTGGATAGCAGGTGCCCTAGAGGCTCCTGTACGGGTCACAGTGCCAGGTGCGGTGGCTTTAGGTAGCCGAGCAGTCTGAGTGGGCCTTGTACGGCCACTAGGAGTCCTTAAACGGCCTCCCCGTTGTGTAGCACCTTGACCTTCAGGAGCGTACTTACCAGCGTTAGTACGGCTCTGGCCTCCTCGTTTGATCGGCATAGCTTTACTTGGTTTTATAACCTTTTTTCATCTTGCCACCCTTTTGAATCTGTGGCTTACCTGCAGCTTTAGCTTCTTTAGACCACCGTTTAGCAATCTCAGGATGTTGAGAGTACATAAACCGCATTTGTTTCTCAGAACTAAACGGCATAGCTAAAAATCAACTCTTTAAAAACGTTAACAACAAAAACAGCCCAGGCTACTAACCTAGGCTGCAAATAGAATTACAGGTTTTTAACGTTTTTAACGTCCTTGACCGCGATAACTCTTTTGACCCTTTTTAGGCTTACTGTTTTTACTTGAACCTTGAGTCGTTTGCTTTGGTTTAGGCGGAAGACGTACTGGCTT